GATTTGTTCAGGTGTCATGTTACCACTATTAAGAAGTGATAGAGCGTCTCCGAACGGGTCTGAAATTTCTGGTGTTTCGGTGTCTTTTTGAAATTCAGAAAATTCTGTATCATATAATTTATCAAAACTCTCTTTTGTCAAATATTCTTTTAGTTCTGGGTTTTGTTCAAATGTGGCTAATATCCTATTACCTACAGCTTTTGGATTCCAAGGTATATTCAATGTAATATTAACGTTTGAGAAGTCTCTCAAACCCGTCTTTTTTTTCTTTCTCGCCATAATAGTTTAATTAGTTTTTCTTAACTTTAAAAAAGAAACCATCATCATAGATATCTATTAATCCATTCCTTTTAGTTTTTATCAATAACCTAAAATATCTATTTGGTTGTAAACCATCAGTTCTGATGTCAAAGTAACTACCAGTTGAATCACATGATATCTTTGTATATGATGTATCATATGGAATTACATAGTCATCAGTATGTGCATCTTTGATTGCATAGTAAGAAGATGTGGGTAAATAATTTGTATCTAAAGATTGTAAAGTACTTGTATAACTTCTTGTAGGAAATCTTTCTCTTCCAACAATTCTAAACCTGACTCTTTCACCATCAACATATTCTCGTCTCAAATTTTTAAAATATACTACTTTATCTTCTGATGTAAGTTCAGATAAACTACCAGTTGAGAAACTTGAATCATCCCATGCTAACTCTAATTTTGGTGGAAAGATAGTATTCGTATCTCTTGAAAAGAATGAAATTCTACCATGTTCTTCATTAGAAGACTCATCGGCAGTTGACCTCTTTACCATAAATCCTTCATTTGATAGAGAACCACTCAACCAATCCTTTATAATATCAGTAACTTCCATCCTTACATCAGTTTGTACACCACTAAAACTCTGAGAGGCCGCTGAACTTGTAAACCATGTTCCACCACCCGCATTTTCTGTATAAGAACCAGTTGAAGTTGAATTAAAACTTGCTGTTGCCCATATATCTCCACTATTTGTTGTAGTACTATAATTTCTATATTGCCAACTTACTCCATTAAAATTTTTAGGATTCTGTAATTTTCTACCAACGCCATTTGACCATGATTGTGAAACTGGATATGCATAAATTGTATGGTCGTATGGAATCCCATATTCTTCAAATGTGTGTAAATTTAAATATGCTTTAAAACCCAACCCAATTGTACCATCTACTATTGACTCAGACACCGTAGATAAATCGTATTTTTGTACAATACGAGAATTATATTTTTTAGGTGTAGCTGCTTTTGTTACTACTTTTTCTAAATCCAATATTGGGTCTATACCAGTATTCATTGAAGCCGAAACTTCAATTAAAGTTGCGTCTTTGTCTGGAAAAATATGAATAATCATTATGCTACCACCCTACCTTGTATATCTGTGTTTGGATATTTTATTTCAAATATAGACGGGTCAAGACTTGGATAAACTATGTTATCTCTTGTCGCTTCTTGTATATTATAAACATTTCCAGAGTAGTTAGAATCTGTCTCATATTTATTTACAAGTTTTAATACTGGAATATTAGAAACTCCTTCTGTTAAAAATAAATCTCTTTGTAACTCTGCCAATAAAATAGGTTGGTTTATTTGCCACTTATCAATTTTAAAAAATTGTTTTATTGTTTCTATACACCTTAATAAAACTACATTTGCATTTTCAGTAGGAATTGGAACTACATCAAAATTAACCCCAACGTTTATAATAAATGCATCTTTAATATTAATTGCATCAGTTAACATTCTATACTGACCAAGATAGTTTTTTAAATTTGTCTTTATAGCAGTATTTACGCTAATCAGTTTTTTATCAGAAGTATATCCAAGTGTGTATAAATTCATTGCGAGTGGGTTAGCAATTCTATTAATTTCTTTTTCGCCATTTTCTTTTTTTGCTATAACTTCACTTTCATTTAATTGTTCATCTTGTACTATATAAGCCTTTGCTACAGCACCCAATCTTGGTGGCATACTATATGTTCTAATTATAAAATCTTCTTTAGTAACAACCCTACCTTGTGCGGCGAAGTTTGCTAAAGCATTCTGTTTAATTTCATCAAGTGATTCTGCGCTTCCACCACCCGTTGCTGTTTGCTCGTTATTAACAACAATAGACGCCTTAGCAGTCGCTATCTTTGTGGCGTCTTTTCCAAAATCATCAATAGTTGTTGATAAACTTTTTACCGTAGTTATATCACCTTGTGTAACATTACTCTTTATACCACCCCCAACAAGATATGTAAATGTTAATGTGGTATTACTTGGAACTTGACCATATGTTCTCGTGTACATAAAATTAGATGGGTCAATATTTGTATCAACACTATTCAATCCCTCTGGTAATGTAGAACCAACATTATCTGGGTTTGGTATAATAAAAGCATCTGGGTCACTTGATATTCCACCACCAAATTCTATATTGGTTGTGTTGTTTGGGTTTATTCTTGTTGTATATCTACGAGCTGATTTTATTAGTCTTAAAAGATATGGTGCGGTATCATTATATTGTGCAAATTCGGTATCATATTTGGCGTTATTTTGTATTTCTTCATAAATCGTTTCTTGTCCCAAATATGGAACTTCATGCCATTTGTTTCCGTCACTATCAATACACTTTATTATTCTAACTACATTAGTATCTGGTAATTTTACTGTTCCAAATTTTTCTGGTGAACCAAAAGTAAAAGTTTGTGACTTTATTTCAGCTGCTGTTGCTTCTATTCCTTTTTTTAACAAATAAAATAGTGGTTGGCTTGTCCCCTCTTCAACCGAATATACACTAATTGTTGTTGGGTCTACACTACTACTTACAGAAAAATTTATATCTTTATCGGTAATAAAAGTTACCGAACCATCAGAAGTAGATGAAAATTCACTACCTTGATTTATTGTTAATGCATAATCATAGTCCGGTTCAGAAGATGCTCCACTACCCTTTACGGGAACGGTTTGATAAAGTTGTAATTTTACTTTTGAAGGGGATGTTACTTTAACTTTATATCCAAGTGATTCTGCTATTTCATAGATATTTTTTCTTTGTTTGGCATGTAATAATAGATTTTCACGAACTGCATTATCAATATAATAATTAAGAACATCGCCTACATATGCTGCCATTTCAATAAACAACATACCAGGTGATGCTTCGTTAAAGTCATTGTATGAATTAGGAAAATATATTCTTGCAAAATCAATAAGATTACTTCTTAATGACGCAAAGTCCTTTCCTAAATATTTTACTTCTTTACTTAAAGGTTGTACATTTTCTGCCATTTATTTTCTCACGCGTTAGTTACCACATTAACTTCATTCAACTCTTGATTTTCACCATCATCATTTACAATACCAAAGTTCTCATTTACCGATATAAACACATCCTCAAAATTTTCTATATCATCTCTAAGTGAAAATTTAATTCTCATTTTCAATATATTCCTATCTATATCTTCTGGATGCTCAGTAATAATTATCTCTTTAATTAAAATATACTGCATCCAGTTACTAACTGCATTAAGTATAGATTCTTCTATATCTTCTTTTAGTATTTCTGCATTATTTGGTTCAAATATTATATTCCATAAAGTAGAACCAAAAGTGGGATGATTTAATCTTTCACCCATTCTCGTCAACAATAAGTTTACTAAATTTGCTTTTGCTTGTTTTAGTTGAGAATAATTTCTTTTAAATTGACCTTGAGCATCTGGAACAAATGGTAAATCAATCCCAACTACAACATTTTGGTCAAACTTAGATGCTACTGCACCTGGGGTTGCTGCTGGTATAGAATCATGGATTTGCTCCAAATCTTCATATGACGGTTCATATTGTGCTTCTGCCATTATGGTCTAAACCCCTCTTTTTCTACTTTTTTTTCGTCAATTTTTTTCATCAATCCACTATAATCTTTAGTCAATGCTTTCTGTACTGCATCTGGTAAATCAGATAAACTAACACCAACTGATTCGGCGGTTTCTTTCGCTATTGATTGCCGTTGTATCTCTGGTGTAAAATCTTCATAACCCATCATTGATGCTAAGTTAGAACGACTAAATCCTTTAGTATCTTTGGTAGTGAACGATACTTCACTTTCCGAAGTTTCTCCGACACCAATAGTCATTGCCGTTTCATTTAAAATGTCATTTAACATAGGATTATCTTTTACAAACTCTCGTTTTTTTTGTACTGGTCGTTGCTGTACATTTTTCATTCCTTGTTTCATAACTTTTTCATGGTCTGTTTTTGGATTCATTACTTTTTCTATTGCCTTAGGAACACCTCTCTTTATTTCTTCTCGTACAATCTTACGAATGAGTGTTTCTAATGCTTTTGTTTGGTTTCCCATATTAACCTCCTACGGTATTAATTCTCCTTTGCCAATCTTTATACCCCATTTACCTTTATTTGTCCCAGGTATAGGTGGAAATGGTGCCACTATAGTTGCTGGTGATGGTACTACACCAGTTGGTGCGGGTATAGTTCCAAATGCCGATTGCCCTGGCATACTCAACATTAAAGGGGCAAAATGATTTCCTTCTACTTCTATACTATTAAATAGTTTCAAGACAGCAGATGCCAACCTTTTTGCTAACTTTAATTGAGCAACTACTATTTGTGTACCTGCTTTTATTTCTGCTTGTTCTTTCATCAGTTCTTTATAATCTTCAATAAAATTCTTTAATGGGTCATCAGTTAGTTCTGGATTACTTATTTTTCCTATAGCAACACTAAAACCAGTGAATGGTATTAGTTGTGCTGGGGATGTTGTAGACCCATTAAATACTCCTGATATACCCGTCCCTGGACTAAATTTACATTTATTATGGTCATTAATACCAATGACAAGTGTAACTTTAAAATAGTTTTTTAGTGCTTTTGCAACCTCTGTTGCTTGTACCTCTCTTGCTTGTTCCATCGTATATCCTACTTTTAACGATTTTCTATATGTTATTACAAATGCAAGACCAAGTAATACTTCAATAGCAGGTCTTATAAAAAGTGGTTTACCTATATGTTTTCCTTTATGTGTTCCTGATATTACATTTTGAGGTCCAGTTGTTACCCCTGGTGGTACCGCTGGCATACCTGGTAGTAACTTTAAATTTGGTAACTCTGAATCAGCCGTAGATAAGTGGGCTTGTGCAAACTTATGTATAACTTTAGCAAGACACACTCCTTTTAAAAAACACGACGCTTCAACTGCAAATCCTACTGGTAATTTAGATTGTTGTTCATAGCATTTTACAAACCCGTTTATCATTTCTTGTTTTAAAACTTCATTTGTAGCCCCTTTTCCAACACTAAGAATACCACCTAAAGAAATTGCAAGTGATGCAAAAGTACCAACACTTGGTAACTCGTCTTTTAATGACTCAAATGTTGAAAGTGATGGACTTCCACCACCAGCACCACCACCAGAACCACCAGCACCAGTTCCACCAGTATCATCTCCACCAGTATCATCTCCACCAGTATCATCTCCACCAGTTCCATCTCCACCAGTTCCATCTCCAGTGCCTCCACCACCACCGACAAGTTGTTGTAGTAAATCTTGATTTCTCTCAAGTGGTGATGCATATCTTGATGGTTTACCACCAAAACCACCCATAGTCTTTTTTATAATCCAGTTTGAAAAACTTGAAGTAGTTTCACTTAACTGACTTTCAAATTGTAAATTTACACTACCACTCTCATACTCTTTAACAAACCCAAGAATAAAACTTTCTTCACTACCACTCGCTTCTACTTTTATACTTTGACTAACTGCTAAAGAACCAGAATATGCTTCGGTTAATGTTATATCAAAGATAATGGGATGTTGACTCTCTGATGGTATTAATATATTAGTAAAGGAAGACCCAGTTACTTCTGGCATATAATGCTCTCCTAATCAAGTGTATGATTTTTAGACAATATAGTTTTTAATTGTGTTTTTAATTGTTTGTGTAATATTTCACCAGGATTACCTGCTTGGTTTGGATGTGGGCCGCCACCACCGACAAAGATATACTTTGGTATTCCATCTATTAATTTTGTCAAGACATCTACAAGTGTATCTCCCAATACCATTGGTTCTCCTTTTCCATCTACTGCGTTTTCACCAAGATTACTTTTCTTTGCTGCTAAATCTGCGTGTGGTGTAGTCATTTTATATGAAGTCAACATTTCCTCGTCTTTTTCATTTGAAACAGTACTCCATTTATTTGTAACATCAATGCTCATGTCACCAGTTGTTACTAAACCTATTCCGTCTTTTGCAAAACCAAGTAATTTGTTATCTCTTGCATTTAACATTATAGTTCCACTATTCATTTGAATAGTTGGGTTTTGTGTATCTGCAACTAAATCAAGTCCTAATGTTTTTAATATAGCATCATCATTATCCAACTCTAAATAAGAAACATCTAATGTTGTTGGTTGATTTTCTGTTAAAATTATAGTAGATGAATCTTTATTAAAATCAGATGCATATAAATCTCTTGGTTCAAATTCACTGGTTTTTTCAATACTTTGTCCATTACTAATAATAGTTACTGGTTTACCAAGTGTTTCCTCTGAACCCTCACTCCACCAATTTGGATTCTCTTCTAATATTTTATCACTGGACCCAAGTCTTATATGTTGACCAAATCTACCCTCAAATAAAATATCTCCCTCATAAAGTTGTGTTCGTTTTATATCATTTCTTTCTGTAAAATACTCTCCTAAATCTGGTAACTCTGCTCCAGCTATAAATGGATTTCCATCTTCTGGTTTTTTTACAGACTCACTTGTTGTGTTCTCCAACGCATCTAAAGCGGATATGTTTGGTAAAGAATTTTGATGTGAACTATTCCAACTATTTATATTACTCATATAGTAAGAAATTTTTCTATTAAGATTAGTAGTTGAATTACTACTAATAAAATTTATTATAGGTACTACTTCTCCTTTTATTGGTAATCTTAATATATTAGAATCAAATGGTCTTGCCATAAATTGTCTAAGTTCAGACCCTCTTTCATTTAAAATTTCTTGATTTGTCTCTGTATACAATTTCCTTACAACACAAGAGTTTAAAAGACTTTTATCTGGTGTTTCATCCTCTGTTAGTAAATTAAAAGTTTCCAAATCTTTTATTGTATATATAACCCATAAAACTTCTGCTGGTTCAATTTCATAAAATAAATCTGTTTCTTGTGATACTTGATTTGAACCAACGAGAAGTGTATCTGGGGAATTTTGTAAAAAGGTTTTACTACTTTTCTCTATATGTGGTTTAGCCACCCTTCATTTCCTTTGATGTTTTGGATTGCACATTATCAATTTTATCTTGAACTTCAAATGCTACACTCTCTAATTCAGATAATAATTGTTGTTTTTCATCTTCACTAATCATTTCATAGTCTGTACCACCAGCTCTTGCTTGTGAACTTACAAGTCTTTGTACAATAGTTGCTATCTTTACAAGTTGTTCATCGTTCTTTACACCAACATCTAAGTACTCTTTGATTAAAGGCACAACGATAGTAGCATCACCAAGGTTTTTGATGAGTGGTTCAAGTTTTTTTATCAATACCTCTATCTGGTCTTTCTTCTCAACAGAGTTATCGTGGATGTCTTTAAACAAAGACGAAAGGGTTTTACCCTCAAATATTTCAAAATCAGACATATGTTGTTTCCAGTATTCTATATATAAATATAAAAGGGCCTGAAAAGACCCTTTAAAAAAATTGATGATTATTTTATATAGTTAAAATAAAGAACTTATATCAACTTTTCTTCCAGAAAAAGAACCAGTTTGATAATAATTCTCACTTATTTTAATATAATGGTTCTTCATCTGATTGACTACTTTTGTGATATGTTGAGTTTTGACATTCGTCATTTCACGAATCATAATATAAAGAGCTTTCTTATTAAAATTTTCTAAGTCTTGTCTTCTCTTAAATAATTCAAGTACTGCATCTGCAATCTGTATATCTCTTTTTTTACGAAATAATTTTGTTAAATTATCGTCCCAATAGTCAACCATGTCATCAACAAATTCTTTTATAAAATCTTTTCCTTCAGTAAGTTCCCTTTCTGACGCAAGATTTCTACCATAATCAAGTCTTGTTAGTTGGTCTGTATTTTTATACTTCTTATAGTTTTTGTTATTATTTAGTATCAAATAATTTTTTGCTACAATACTAAAATATGAAAACGCTTTACCTTTTCCTTCTTGAAATTTATTTATGTTAAGTACAAGAAAAGAAACTACCTCATGTTTAACTTGTTCCGATGGAACGTCAAAATAATAAAATTTAAATGTGTGGATTATATTTTCCGCTAACTTCTCAAACGCTGCGCGGATATGTTCATTGTAAATTTTATTTCTCAAATTCCTGTCTTTTATTTGGTCAAGTTTATTATATCTAATAATTGCATTTTCTGTTTCTTGTGTAAAGTATTGTTTCTTTTTTGCTTTTTTTGCTTTTTTTGGCATGTTTATTCCGTTTCTAAATTAAAGTATTTTGATATGTTGTTTTGCATTGTTTTTATGTATTTGAAATAAAAACCTATTTCGTCATCAGAAGAAAAACTCCCTCTAACATCTATCTCATTCAATTTAACATTTGTATCACTAACTTGTTCCCTAAAAGATTCAAACCAAGTTTCATATTGTTCAATCTTTTTATTTAAGTTGTACAATGGATACAAACACCCAATCAATGAAATTCCTAATATTATTTCTACTATCATTTTTTGTCCTTAAATAAGTCACCAAACAAATCTTCCAAATCACTACCATCCGCATTTTTAGCAACTGACTTGATGTCTGGTTTTTTCTTTTTTACACTTATTGGTTTAGTTGGTTTTCCTGCTATATTTCTTTTCCATTGTTCGTTCTCAAGTTTTGTAGCCATCATATCACCTTGATGTAGAATATGTGGTAAATGTGATTTTAAACCATATTCCGGCATAAAACTTTTTAAATAACTTGTATTACCCTCTTCATATAATCCATCTGTCAATCGTAACGCTAAATATTCTTGTTCCGTCATATCTATACCAAACTTCATTAAAAGATAAATTGCTCTATCTGTTACAGTCATGTAATTTAAGTTTTTGTTGAACTCATATATCTTACCTTGATTTATTCTGTGCCATTCTGATGGATTTGGGATATAATACTCATTTTCCATATCACCAACTTTTCCTAAGTCATGATGTAATGTACAAAATACAATATTTTCTTCTGTCCAATCTGGTGTCGCTCCCATCTCTTCCCATACTTTTGCTATCTTCAAACAACATTCTGTAACATTGTTAATATGCATAACATACCCACCTGGAAATGAATTGTGATAATGTTCTCTACCACTCGCGGGGGCATACATCATTCGGTCTTGAAAATGTTCATACATTTTCGTTAGTTTTTCTTTTCTTTCTCCCTCAAAATATGTTGGGATATAATCAGTTAACTTGTTCCAATTCTCAAGCAACTGTTCTGCTGATAGTTCTAATGACATAATAACCTCTTTAGTTTTAGTTTATTTTTAATCTTCTTCTGATATATATAAATCGTTTTGACCCTCTTCTTGAATATAGTCAATTACTTGTTGTACAAGTTCCCAGTCCTTTTCTACTATAGCCTCTAATAAAGTACTTATTATCCACTCTATGTCCATTAACTTTCTCCATACGTTCCACCATGTATCATCTCTATTTGTTCATTCACCGCTTTTAACTCTGATATTATTTTCTTATATCTTTTATCTTCTTCACTCATCAGTTTTTCAATAGACGAATGATGCCGAGTAACAAGAGACTCAAACTCGGTGTCATCTGTTAAGTTTGATTGTTTCAATATAGAGAGAAACGCACGAGATACAGAAACAAGCATATTCATTTCTTTACCTAAGTCATTTACCAAATTCGTTAGGTATTTCTGTTGTAACGAAATCTTTTCAAGTAAAAGATTGTCTTCTAATATATTATCACTATCCATACTATTATAACTATCAGATAATTTCATCAATCACTCCTAATTTAATACATTCCTCTGCTGTTAAATAAGTATCTGCTTGAAGAGTTTTTTTCCAAAAATCTGCATTCTCTTTTGTCTTATTTTCAAGTAAACCATATACTTTCTCAAGTAATATTTCACTCCATTTAACAGAATTTTTAATATCAGTAACTCTACCCATTTCCATCATACTACCCTCATGAAACATAACAGTGCTATTAGGACTCATATATCTATTTCCAGTACCACAAGTTAGTATTACTGCTGCTGCTGACATCGCTCCACCTCTACATATAGTATTTACGGGTCTATCAAGTGTATTTAAATAATCAATAATACCAAGAGTAGAAATTAAATCTCCACCCATACAATTTATAAGTAAATTTAGTGGTTTTGTACCCTCTGTCGGGTCATTGAATCTTATTACGGTTCTAAACTTTTGCACAAGTTCTGGTAAAGTGTGTTCTGTAATTTCATCGGATAAATATACTATATTTGAATCTACATCAATTCCCCATTCAAGTAATCTGAATGGAAACTCCATCGCCAGGTTGGTTGCAATTTCTTGTGTCGCTGCCTCAACTTGTTCTTTTTGTGGTTCTTGTCTTTCATCATATAAACCCATTATAACCTCTTATTTTATTTTGTTAAAAAAATCTTTCATTGATAATGTTTCAAAATTACCAATTTGTTCATAATTTCTATCTTTGTATTTCCCAAAAAAGAAAAATCTAAATACTATATGTATTGCCACAACCTCATAATATTTCAAATAAGGTAATTCAAATCTGACTCGTAAAAAGTCATCATAAAACCACCATAGAAATAATGTTGAAATTATATACGATGCTACTATAATAAAAAACTCTCTCATATAAATGTTATATCATCCTCTTTCTCTTTAACCCAATAAATGTGGTTTTGCTTCAATTTGTCCCGCTTGTGTAACCCTAACAAATTTGCACTTTGCTTGAAAATCCAATACATCACTCGCACCAACATAAGAAAAAGCTGACCGAAGACCATCACGGATATCAGATATAATTCGTGCAACCTTGCCTTTATACTCCACAAGTTTAGAGTTTCCTTCAATGTTATGAGTTTCTCCCCTATCTGACTTACTATCAAGTGAAGCGCTCCCACGATATCGTTTGTATAACCTTTCATTAGGCCACTCTCCTTGTTTTATAATTTCACCTGGCGTTTCTTTCGTCCCTGAGAGTAACGACCCAACCATAACTGAGTCGGCTCCAATACCCAATGACTTAGCCACATCACCCACATACCGACAACCACCATCAGAGATGATAGGAATACTATTATCGTTAGCACTGGAACAAACATCAATAAGAGTACTAAACTGAGGTACTCCGACACCAGTCCGGATTCTTGTTTCGCATAGAGACCCATTTCCGATACCAACTCTGAGAGCGTCCGCTCCCCAGTCAATAAGATGCTCCGCTGCTCTTTTAGTGGCGATACTTCCCGCGACCACTTCCACAATTGTTGAAATTTCATTTTTAATTCTCCTCATGGCTTCTTTGACTAAGTTATGATGACCATGTGCCACATCTATAAGTAGTACATTACAACCGTTGTTTACTAATTCTTGTGCTCTCTCCATAAAATCACCAGTGACACCAATAGCGGCACACAATGGTCGTTTAGACCAAATTTTTTCATCATGAATCATAGAATCTGCAAAGTAAAATCTTTCTTTTAAATCATCCCAATCCGATTTTGTTGGTGGACTATTCCAATGTCTTATACTACTATCCCACCATTCTTGCCATTCTTTTTCTAATGTTCTTTCTGTACCATCTGTAATTCCTGGTATTGGTTCAAAATATCTATCCCATTCATAATGTAATGATTTCATCATACGAGCTTGTTTTTCAATACTCTGAAATCTATGTATAACACCGACACCACCCCAATCCATCATTTTTTTTGCCATATCTAATTCAGTTACGGTATCCATTGGTGAAGCAACTATTGGAATAGTTAGTTCTGTATTCTTTGTGAATCGTGTATTGAGATTTACATCTTCACGAGATTTTAGTTTTGAATACCTTGGGACAATCTGAACATCGTCATAGGTCAAGTATGTTTTCATAAATTACTCAAATTTGTTATACCCTAAATATACAACACTTTTAGTATACGGGTCAAGCAATTTTTTAATTAATAAATTCTTCAGCGAACTCAGAAACCTTTTTTGTGTAGAAATTGAATTGTTGATGGAACTTCTTTAATTTTTTATAGTCATCTTTGTTGATAGCAACAACCATATTATTCATCGTTCCTTTAACAATTGGTGCATATAACTTTATCATTTTTACTGGGTCTATTTCTTCTTTTAATCCAACTTTTTTTTCTATCAAACAGATGCTATGTGATTCATTTATCTTTTCTGAGTCATATTTAAATGTTGGATTTTCTGGTTCTCTATAACCATCTGGTCTTGTTTTACCCATAACGGCATAGATAGATTCTTTTACCCTTTTAATACCATATTTTTTAACTAAATTTTTAATATCTTCTTTGGTCAATTTTTTCACTTCAACATCCTCCGGATGTTCGGTATATCCTCAAGTTTCTGTCTTCTTTTTTTTAGACCATTTTTTAGCAAGTTCAGGTTCGTTGGTGTACATCCACCGCTTTTGTTTTTCAGACTTAAATGGCATTTTTAAAACTAATCATTTTATATAAATCCCCTATACCCACGAGATTCACCTTTACTATTCCCAAACTGTTTAATTGAATCTACAGCTTGTGATACTAAATCTGGTTTTCCTTCTATTCCTATATAAGAAGCATAATTCTTTTCATCTTTTCTTCTACCGGGTTCAGCAAATTCACCAGTTATAGGATTATTTCCAGTAACAATAAGAATACCATTACCTTTCCATTCCCATTGAACTACACCGTGTTTGCCCTTTGTAAGTTTTGCTTTAGGTTTTATTTTCAAATCTTTCAAAACTTTTTGAAATCCTCCAGATTTAAAATCTGTCAAATCAAATCCATGTTTTGCTGCTTCTGTTATTAAATCTTTTAGTTTAATCATTAGATTTTATCCATAATCCTTTTGATTTGTTTCAACATTTTTGAAGTACCTTGAGCATTTTGAAATACTCCATAGTCTTGACCAATCTTTACTAACTCATCAAACTGGTCTCTCAAATCATATTTCATATTTCTCCAAACTTTACTATCAATCTTATCGGCAGAAAGTACTTTTATGTTACTTTCAACTATAATCTCTTCTTCCTTCTTACCTTGATATTTTTTTGAAATACTTGATAATGTTGGAAGAGATTCCCCGAATTTTCTATCTTCATAGCCAGGTGTACTTTCTTTTATTAATTTTTTTAGTTTAATCATTATTCAACTCCTATTAGTCATCAAATTGTATGTGTTCTTCAGACGCTTGTTGTAAAGCCTTTAGAACTTTGTTAGGGTTGTTCAAATTACCTACTACACCCATAGACTTACTACCTTTAGGTGATATTTCTACATCACCTTTTTTAGTCATTTTAAGAAACCACCAATCTCTAAATTTTCCTTTTTTACCATTGTGAGCTACTTGATACTTAATAGCATAATAAGTAGGATGGGGAAACATTTCTTCTGACGCAGTCTCAACATGCCCACTACCCGAACTACGAAATTTTTTCCAAATCTTATCTAAAGTTTTGTGAATTTCTTGTTTATATTTTTTGGGTACTCCTGTTCCCGACTTTTCTCTAAGGTTGTATTCCCTTGATAAACCCTCGTCCAATAAATCTTTTAGTTTAATCATTAGTTTACTCGTATTCTTTTCATCTGTTTTGTAAAGAACTCATGAACACTTTCAGTTTGATGGTCTGCACATACTGCTTTTGCTTGTTTCCATCTTTTCTTTGCATCCATTCTCCTACGGATTTGCATTCTTGGAATCTTTTCAAACGAATCTCGCATTCTCTGTTCA